CAAGCTAGGGTCTAGTCCTACAACTAACATTACGTGAATAAGCTAGTGGTAGGTTTCGCTGCTGCTGCAGTTGCTGGTGCACCTTTTACTGCGCCAGATTTCTTAGCATTGCGTGTGACAGTTTCACCTACAAATTTACCTTTCCATGCTTCAAGGAATTTAGGAGAGGTTTCACCAGCTAGTTTTTCAACGGTAGTTAATCCAGTATCTGCATCGAACCATTTGTTGAATTCATTCTTGGTGTAATACTCACCAGTGCCTTCTTGGTAGTTACTTTCTTTGGTTGTTTTTTCTTCTTTAACCAAAGTAATACCACAAGCAATTGGTAGGTTTAATGCATCAATGAATACTTCACGTTTAACAGGCAATTCTTTACGAGCTTCAAAGTCATACAAGTTAATCACTTTGTCTTCTGTCGCTTGTTGGGACATGTTCTTACCAGTTAATGCAGTAAAGAATGCATCCATTTGAGAATATCCTGGTAAAGGAGCATCACCATTTTTGCCTGCATAGGTATATTTACCTGCACGGTTAGAAATGTAGACCGTTTGATTAACAACTTGGTCTTGTGTTTTGAACTGGATATTTACACTGATTGCGCCTTTAGATGATTTATCCAAATACACTAATTCAACAACACCTTTGTAAACATCTGATGCCAATGCACCACGACCTACTGAGTCACGTTCTTTTTCGACTTTTACATCTGAGGGTAAATTTAAATCCATAGCTTTAATCCTTATTTAATTAAAATATATTGCACGAAAATGTGCGGAGCACATACTGAAAGTATGCTATTTGTAGTACTCATCAAGTCTGTTCAAAACTAATTGAATATCGTTGTCTATGAAGGTTTCACTTCTTTCCCACATAGCAAGAGGACTACGAATTCTGTCAGTAACTGTTTTCTTAGTTAACTGTGTTTGAAATACATATTTGAAACCCAACTCTTTTTCCATTTCTGTAACTTTACGGAGAGGAGTATCTTTGTATTCTGCTAATTGATTTAGTGGTAATTTTTTGGTTGAAATAACACTACTAAACCAAGACTCAATACCGTTGTTCATGAGAGAGCCTTTAACCTTAACCAAGGTGTCCATTGTTAATTCTTTTTCATTTCTCACATCGAGAGTGTGAGCAGTGAATATGACATCCTTAGTTGATTTGGCTACATAATTAATCATTAGGATTTTGAAGTACTGTGCGTAATCGCCCCAGGCTTTCATTGTGTTATCTGAGGTCAATACATACTGTGTTTCGTATTGGTCCATCAAGAAGGTCAGACTGTCCACAATGATTGTGTGGATCTCAGGCATCTCTTCTGCTTTAACGAAAGCCTCATAAATTTGCATTGGGTCAGTAATTGTGAATTCTTTAAATTTACTGGGGAAAGGTAATTTCTTACCTACCTCAGTATTCAAATACATTACCCCTTCAGGGTTTTTAATATTACGTAAGCTTAAAGATTTGCCTGTGGCTGAAGTGCCAGAAACTAATACTAAATGGTCATTCATTTATTTAACTCCTAAGTCGCGGTCATGGATTTTACGCTGCACAGAAGACATTATGGTTGATAATATTTCTGTCTCTGGCAGAGGTTCTTTGAGTTTGTTGTTCAGTCCTAGGACATGGTTCTGTATGGATGGGAAATCATGCCCTGAGTCCACGAGGAAATAGGCGTATTTAAGCAAATGATTGTTCCTACCCCCACTGGTGCTGTTCATCACCATCCACCGTTCTAGCCCGTTTAATGACGGGTAATCAGCTTGATTGGCTTTACGTTGTTCATTCTTGGATGTCTTTGGTATGAACAATAATGCATTGAGTAATTTGCCTTGGTTTTTAAACACACTACCTGCATTACATCTCCATTTACGGGCAATGTCTTTGGTAGCTCTATCCACATCAAAAGGTAGCCATTCATAAATATTTTCCATGAATTCTCTGTGGTCATCTGAGGTCATGGATAGCACATGGCTCAATGGTAGAATTACTCTGAATTTATTTAATTTGTCAGTATGACTTTTGGTTGTGTAAATGAAGTAAGTGTAATCATGTAACAGTAGTTTTACAGTGTCTATGGTTACACCATCATCTATATCCAAGACTGCAATATTGAATTTGGGTAATGCTGTAGCTGCACTTCTATATCCTGTGGTCATATCAATCCTTTTCAATAAAGTGGTGTGAACAGAAATTGTAATCAGACAAATTAGTTAGTTTTTCTAACTCATCAAATTTGATTATTTCGTTTAAGTACCCTTCAGCAAGGTCTTTGCTATAAGAGATGATTATGTTATCTAGGTTGGTTTCTTCTAAGGATTCTCCTTTGAGGAACTCAATACCATCGTTGTACTGACGTTTGATAATGATGTTGTTCTTGTAGCCATATGCAATGGCCAGAGTCATCATTTCTCTTTTCTGGCTCTCAGAGCCTTTGTACAAGGGTAAATCTTCCATGATGTCTACGTGGGTAACTTCACGGCCCACAGAGGCGATGTAACGAGCGAGTTTTACATAGTTACGTTCTCGTTTCAGTATTTTATTAAAGGCTGTCCCTGAGTCTTCTGCCAGCTTTATAGCATTGTATACATGGTCTTCTGTAACCTCATGTGACCCAGCAATGAAAGCATACCCTCCTGCAAGTTTGAGAGCTTTATAGTATCTGTGGGTAATTTCAGCTTTCTTAATTTCTTCGTGCATAGCCATTGCATTTGCCTGGGCTTCACAAGCAAGTCTGTACTCAATCAAAATGAGTGATACATCTTTGGATATGGTTAAGACTTTGTTGAAATTTACACGGTTAGCTAATTGACCTAATTGGTCAGATAAATCTACCAGTTTTATTTTAGAGGTTGGGTCAGTGGTGCGGTTGTAAACTTCCAATGGAGTTAGTTGATGGTCTGATTTACTTTGGGATAATCCAAAGAAGCATCTACGTGCATAACCAGTTTCGAGCATTGAATAGAATTCTTCTTCTACTTTTGCTCCATTAAGCAGTTTACTGGGTACACCAAATAACAACATATTGGTTGGTGTTCTTCCTGCAATTTCTTCACTACGAGTATTTTCTGCTGTGTTTTTGGTTAGCTTCTGTTTGACTTTACCCACGTCAAATAATTCTAAGAAGGTAGTTAATACATCGGTGTTACCCAACATGTTACTACCAATTTCATCAATTTCCATATTCATAGAACCTGCGTTGGCCATTAACAATTTGTGTCTCATTTGCTTTACGGCTGCAGTTGTTCCTGAATCGAATGAGAAGGCCAGTGTACCTAATCCAGCAAACTCCCCCTTTACATTGTCGAGTTCATCATCATATTCAGTTCCTTTTTTAATATGACGTTTCTGTGCTAATTTTTCTAGATTTACGCTACTTACAATTGGGAATGTTTCTTCTAAGAATCGTTCTCTGAATTGCTGTATGGCTTCTTCTTCAATAATGTTGGTACTCATGCCCTTACCTGATCCACTGTTGGCCAGGTTAAGTGCATAGATACTTACAGGAATTTCTCCTCTATCCTTTGTAGCAATAGAGCATCGCATCATTGAGGCTACTTTACAGAAATAGTAAGCCACCAATATTCTAAAGAAATCTGGATTAGCATTCTGTGTTTTCTTACATAATACGTCCACCAGTTCTTCTGCTGGGGCGAAGTAATCCATGTCATCATATTCTTTCATTTACTGCTCCTAGTTAAAATATTTCTTACCTACAGGTAAGTCATTTCTGTCAATCAATCCTCTCCACACACGAGAGTAAACACTGAGACTTTTATTCAATTCCAAGTGTTCGTTAATTACATCGGTGAGTTCAAATTGAGTCTTTTTGTTATGTGGATGGGAAAAGTTATATGCTATAAATTCTTCGTGAGCACTTACAATAAAGTCATACATTCCTTGTGTAAGTTTCGTACTATCTACGTGCTTTCGATGTATCTGTTTTGCTACTGGAACAGGAGGTGTATCTGAGCCAAATAATAGAAGTGAAATTTCATCTACTAATTTGGGTATTGCACTGAGAATAGCTGTCTTAGCTAAGAATTTAAGCATAGGGGTTTCCTTATAGTGTTAGCGACCCATCTAAGATGTATTGGTCTTTTTGGGTACAGATGGATAAAGCAGGACAGAAGCCACATCTACGAACTTTGCCTTCTACTTTAATGACAGTACCTTTACCTTCTTTAGCCATACGAGCACTTGCATCCATTTGGTTATCAAAGTTTTTAGTACTACGTGCAGTTTTGTTTGGGTCTTTATAATATTTCCAAACAGATTCACTTCGCCATAAATCATCTGGGGAACAAACAGGTAATTCTGCTTGTGGTTTATTCCACATGGATTCAATTTCATTGAGGCGATTGGTAATGTATTTTTCAGTCTCTTCCATAGAAAGCAATTGGAATTTCTTTTCTAATACAGGAGTGGGTGGGTAGGTCTTACCAATAACAGCTTGGACTTTAGACCAATCAGTGAAGATGTATTGGATAGAGAGAATATCTTCAGTAATGATTTCTGGGGCTAACCAACGATAAATTGAACCCTGTAAGCGGTAAGATTCATTATTGGTATCTTTGGTAAACCCATAGGTTTTCGTGGATTTGTAGTCGGTTACAACGCCTTGGAAGACAGCATCGTATTTGCCTGAGACTGTCCACTTACCTATTTTCTTGGATATACGTTGTTCCAGATAAACAGGTATGTCACCTTCTTCTAATTTGGTTGGATTAATCTTGATTGCATCAATTACTTTTTGTGGATAACCAAGAGAAAGCATTGCTTCTTTGTAATGTTTTTTCCAGGCCGTTTCAATTGAGTCATGTATGGCCGTACCAATACTGGAAGATACCTGTGAGAGCACATCGTCTATTCTGTCTTCAACGGGTATTCTAGAACCTAGAATTATTTGTCTGATTGGTTTGATTAAACCAGTTGCGCTAATGGTGTTTGAATCTTCTGAATGGTCGTATGTGTCGTGGGCTAACCAGACGGCTAAAGGTAGGCTAATGCCTGCATTGTTTGTGAACATAAATCTCCTTGTATAGAGGGCTGAAAGCCT